CTACTGGGACCTCGCGGCGACCGAAGTGAAGCCCGGCACCGACCCGGACTGGACGGTCGGCGCGAAGGTAGCGCACACGGCGGGCGTCACCTACGTGTGCGACATACGCCGCGTGCGTGCCAAGCCCGGCGACGTAGAGCGTCTCGTGCGCCAGACAGCCGAGACAGACGGCCGCAGCGTGATCGTGCATCTCGAGCAGGAGCCGGGTTCGTCCGGCGTCAACGTCATAGATCACTACCGTCGCAACGTGCTTCCCGAGTTCGCGTTCTACGGCGACAAGGTGACGGGCGACAAGACCGAACGCGCGCGTCCGCTGTCGAGTGCTGCGCAGGCGGGCAACGTGAAGCTCGTGCGAGGCGCGTGGAACGTCGCGTTCCTCGACGAAGCCGAGTCGTTCCCGCAAGGCTCGCACGACGACCAGGTCGACGCCGTGTCGGGCGGACGCGCGAAGCTCGCCACGAAGGCGTCATACGGATACATCGCGAAGCCGAAGGGCTGGTAACACATGCCGATCACCTCACTCGACGTTCTGTCGGTCGGCAACCCGTGGCCGCCGGCGTGCGAGAAGAAGCGCATGGACGCGTACAAGGCCGACCGCGACCTGCTCTCGGGCGAGCATCACGAGGTCTTCGCCGACGTGCTGCGCCTCATCCAGCGCGACCGCCGCAGGACGCAGACCTACATCGCGCTCGCGCACCCGCGGCGCATCGTCAAGGCTTTCGGCGACATGGTGCTCGGCGAGGCCCCGACCATCAAGGCGAAGGGCGTCGATGAGGCCGAACCCGTCGAGGGCGCGGACGCGGAGTCCATCGCTCAAGAGCAGGTCGAGGCTTACGTCAAGGAGATGGACCTACTGCATGAGGCGCATCAGAGCCTCGTAGACATCCAGTCGCTCGGCGAGGGCGTGCTCAAGGTCACGCTGCGCGATCGCGGCGTCGCGGGCTTGCGTCCTGCCATCACCGCCACCGACCCGTGCATCTGGTACCCCGTCGTGAGTGACGAGGACAAGCAGGAGGTCGTCGCGCACATCCTCGCGTGGACGTGGGAGTGCGAGGACGAGAACCGCAAGACGACGCGACGCCTCAAGGCCGAGACGCATGAGCCTGGATGCGTGACGACCTACAGCGGCACGGTCAAGCGCAACAAGATCGAGACGCTCGTTGAAGAGAGCGTCGTGATGACGGGCGTGGATGAGTGCCTCGTCGTGCCGATGTTCAACTTCCGCTCGACTGCCGACTGCACGGGCACGTCCGACTTCAACGACCTCATGCCGATCCTGTCCGAGATGGAGGTGCGCCTCTACCTCATCGCGAGCATCCTCGACAAGCACAGCGACCCGAAGCTCTACGGCCCACGCTCGCTTGTGAGTCAAGACCCGCTCACGGGCGAGGCAGTCGTCGCGCAGACCGACTACGTGCCGCTCGATGCTGGTGAGCAGGCGCCCGGCTACGTCACGTGGGAAGGCCAGCTCGCCGCCGCGTACAAGGAGCTCGATTTCCTCGCCGAGCAGGCGCTGTTCGTCATGGAAGCGACTCCCGCGATGTTCGGCAACATCGACGGCACCGTGACGAGCGGCGCGGCCCTGAAGCGTCTACTCATCGCGCCGCTGATGAAGGCATCGCGTCTGCGCAACAGGCTCGACGTAGGGCTCACGAAGGCGCTCACGCTCGCGTCGCTGCTGCACTCAACCGTTCCCGGCTCAGGTGCCGTCGTGTTCAGCGACGTGTCCATCGAGTGGCAGGACGGTCTGCCCGAAGACCCGCTCGAGACGATGACCATCCACGCCGGGCTCGTCACGGCAGGCATCGAGAGCGTGGAGGACGCGGTTCGCGCCGTGTTCGGCGTCGAGGGTGACGAGCTGGTCGCTCGCATGGAGCGCCTCAACGCCGCCAAGCCGTCGATGTCCCCGCCGACAAGCCCACGCATCACGCTCATGCCGCTTGCGCCCGACGCGCCGCTTTCGCCCGCTGGTGAAACGCCTCCTGCGCCGGCGGTATAACCCATGCCTGCGAGGGTGTGGAGCGCGACGCACAAGGTCACAGCGCAAGAGACAGCGCGCATCACGGCGCTCTACCGCGAGGCATCCGACCGCGTGATGACAGCCCTTGCAAGCGCGAGGGCGCGTGGCAACAACACGGCGCATCTGACCGCCGTACGCGCGCAGATAGACGCGACGCTGCAAGACTTGCGCGACGGCTCGTACCAGTGGACGCGCGAGGCGTATCCCGCAAGCTACATGGCGGGCGTGGACGGCATCGACACGATGCTCGTCGCGGCGGGCGTGAAAGCGGCTCCTGCGGCGTTCGCAGGGCTTCACACGCAGGCCGTCCAAGTGCTCGCGGACAACGCGTACAACCGCCTCGGCGACGTGACGAACGTCATCGGGCGTCAGGTAGACGACACGCTACGGGCCTACGCGCTCGACGCGATCACCGGCCCCGTGTTCGGGGCGGGCACGACGCGCAGCGCAGCATCCGACATCTTCACGCGTATCGCGAACAACATGGACACCGCCGTACGCCAGCGCGCAGACGGCAGCACGTACCTCGGCTTCCAAGCCACGCCCGGCGGCAAGTTCTGGAGCGTCGATACCTACGCGGAGATGGTCGCGCGCACGACGCTCGCGGACACGATGCGTACGGGTTCGCAGTTGCGCATGGCAGAAGCGGGCATCGAGTCGTTCAGCGTCATCGGCGGGCCGGACCCTTGCGAGGACTGCCAGAGCGTCATCGACGGCGGCCCGTACACGAGCGACGAGATCGACGAGCTGCTCGGTGACTCTGCGCATTTCGGAAATCCGAACTGTGAGTGTTGCGTGGTAGCCGATACCGCCGCGCTCGACGCGATGGGGGAGTGAGCATGGCTTGTCCTCACGGCACCTGCAAGACGTGCGTGTGGTCTACGCACACGACGAGCCACGATCACGACGGCGACACGTGGCACCGCTGGGTGTGCTGGCGATGCAGCGGGAGTCCCGAGACACGCATGGAGACGACCACCGACAAGCAGCCGCCCGGCTGCGAGTCTCACCTGAAGCCGGAGAAAGGCTGACCCGCTCGCAGAGGGGCACCTCTGCGCAAGCGTTCAGACAGGGAGGCTTTCGCCTCCGGGAGCGCCGCGCGCCTCCAACAGGGAACAGCGGCAACCAAGGCACTCCCGCCCGCACAAGGGCGTAGCACGCACCCCCGCCGTGAGGACCGCGCATCACGGGACACGGGCGAAACGCGCGAGAGACAGGAGGCCCGCAATGGCCGACGACAAGGACGTCAAGGTCGAGGACGACAAGGACGTCAAGGACGCGAAGGACGTCACCGCCGACGTCAAGGACGACAAGGGCGAGAAGACCTACACGCAGGCCGAGTACAACGCAGCCGCGGCCGCCGCTCGCAAGGAGAGCGCCGCAGAGGCAAAGGCCGGCAAGGCAGCCATCGCTCGGCTCGCAGAGATCGAGGCAGCGAACAAGACCGACGCAGAGAAGCAGGCCGACCTGATCGCGACGCTCAAGGCCGACAAGGAAGCCGCCGAAGGGCGCGCTACCAAGGCCGAGACGGACGCGCTCAAACAGTCCATCGGGATCGAACTCGGCATCCCCGCGTCTCTGCGTTCGAGGCTCACCGGCACGACCGAAGAGGAACTGCGCGCGGACGCAACGAGCGTCGCCGCGGAACTCCACATCGAGCCGCCCAAGGTACCCATAGGCGGTGGCGGGCGACCGCTCGTCACCGCACCAGAAGCAGCCCTGACCTCCAAGATGCGCGAGGCGGCAGGGCTCAAGTAGAGAAAGGTACGGAGCAATGAGTGTAGTTGCAAACGCGATCACGCTTGCGAAGGAGTACATCGCCATTCTCGACGAGGTGTACGCCTCCGAGAGCCTGACCTCCATCCTGACGGTCAACCCGATGCGTGTCCGTCCTACCGGGCGCGCCGGTTCGTTCGAGATCCAGAAACTGTCCCTCGTCGGCGCGGGCGACTATAGCCGCTCGACCGGCCATCCCGCCGGCGACACGACCTTGACGTGGGAAGAGAAGACCTACACGCAGGACCGCGGCCGGTACTTCACCCTCGACGCAATGGACGCCGAAGAGGCCATGATCGGGGCCACCACCATCGCGTCCGAGTTCATGCGCGTGAAGATGGTGCCGGAGATCGACGCCTACCGCTTCGCCACCCTCGCGACCGCCGCGGGCAAGGACGTCACTGGCGCGATCGGAGATTCCACGGGCGCCATCGCCGCGTGGGACACCGCCCTCGCCGCCCTCGGCAACGCTCACGTCCCGCAGAACCGGGTCGTCGGCTTCATGAGCTGGAACATGTACACCCGCCTCAAGAACTCCGCGGCTGTCACCCGTTTCGCGACCATGACCGACCAGGGCATCAACCGCAACTTCGAGACGTTCGACGGCGTGCCGATCGTCAAGGTCCCGCTGGACGAGTTCTACATGGGCATCACGCTCAACGCAGGCTCCGACGCTTCTGCCGGCGGCTTCACGAGCACGGGTGCGGCGATCAACTTCATCCTGCTCGACAAGGACGCCGTGTTCTGCGACGTCAAGCACGGCAAGCAGCGCCTGTTCGACCCGGACACAAACCAGCTCGCCGATGCGTGGCGTCTGGACTACCGCGTCTACCACGACGCGTTCCTGTTCGACAACCACGCCGCGGGCGTCTACGTCCACGCCGTTTCGTGACCTACCGGAGCGGGAGTCCTTTAAGGGCTCCCGCTCCACATACGGGGGAGGCCCGTGTGTCAGACATCACTCTCGTCATGGAGCAAGACACGGGCAGCGCGTGGTATCGGCTCCGCGTCCCCGGTGAAGCGTTGGAAGCGGTAGGACACAACGTCACGTACGCGACCGACGTCGTACCCGTCGCACCCACGACCGTGTTTCTGCGTCCCGCGCGTGCAGAGGCGGTCGGCTTCATAGCAGACATCGTGAAGCGCGGCAGGGTCGCCATCGTCGAACTGGACGACGACATGTGGTCGATCGCGCGCCACAACCCCGCGTACGGCTATTGGAACGCCAACGGCGGAGAGATGCTGCGCAACCTAGAGGGAAGTATCCGCGCCGCGTCTGGCGTGACGGTTACGACCGATGCACTCGCCGCGACGATCCGCCCGATGAACGCGAACGTGGTAGTGCTTCCGAACATGCTCCCGCCCGGCTGGGCACCCGCACCCGAGCACGAGAGCGTCACCATCGGGTGGGGCGGCTCATCCACGCACCGCGCGGACGTTGCGCTTGTGGCTGACGCGCTCGTGTATGCCTCCCGTAGCGCCGATGTGGCCCTTATCGGGGCGATGGGAGACTGGACGCCGTATAGCCCGCGTATCGCCCACTGGGCGCCCGTGACGATACCCGAGATGCCCGCGCTACTGTCCGGCTTCGACATCGGCATCGCGCCGCTCGTAGACTCGCGATTCAACCGCGCCAAGAGCGACCTGAAGGTGCTCGAATACGCGGCGTGCTCCATTCCCGTGATCGCGAGCCCGAGATACCGCGACACACCCGCCCGCATCGCGAGCAACTACAAGGAATGGTGCCGTCACATCGACGCGCTCGTTTCCAGCCCCGAACTGCGCAAGGTTGAGGGCGCGCGGATGAAAGCGTGGGCCGACACCCGGGTCATGGCCGACCACGTTGGACGCTGGGAGGCGGCATGGTCCCTTACGCGATAGTCGCGCCCGATGAGGAGCATGCGCACACGAGCGCGGGCGTACGCGCACTGCACGTGCTCGCGGGCGAACTGCGAGCACGAGGCCACGAGGCAAGAGTCGGGCCGCTGGAAGACACCGCGAATCCGGGCGACTGGATCACCGTCTACCCCGAGACGGTCTACGGCAACCCGCTTCACGCCGACAAGGTCGTTCGTTGGACGATGAACGTGCCGGGTCTGCTCGGAGGCGACAAGACATACGCGCCCGACGAGTGCGTGTGGACGTGGCACGAGTCGTTCTACCCAGGCGCACCGCTGCTGACGGTCCCCACCATCGAGCGCGACCTGTTCTACGCCGACGACACGCCCAAGACGCACGACACCGCGTACTACGGCAAGGGCAAGATACGCGGCGTGGAGCGAGTGCCACTCACGCGCCACATGGCCGAGATCAACCGCAACCGCCCGCCGTGGCCTCCGACTCGCGAGAATCTGGCGGACCTGCTGCGCTCGACACGCACGCTCTACACGTACGACGACTGCACCGCGCTGGTGGGCGAGGCGCTGCTGTGCGGATGCCGAGTGATGCTGCTGCCCGAGGGCAGGGAGTTGGCCGAGGCCGACACGTTCGGGCAGATGAGCGAACACCACGCCGCGCGCATCGATGCGTTCGTAGCGGCGACGCAGGAGCGGTGGGGCTGACTCGGGCGCGTCCCTTGCCAACCCCGCCTCATGAACACCGCGACCAACCGGCCGCCACCAACGCGAGAAACGCAGGGCGCATCCCGACGCGCCACGGTGCTCATGAGGCGGACAACCTAGGAGGAGCGAGAGCCGTGAGCACCCTCTACTGCCGCTCCGACACCGCGACCGTCAACGGGCTTGCGGCGTGCAAGCTGCTGGACACGAACACAACATGGCCTATCGGCGCGACGGCGTATGACATGGACTACGGCGCTGCGGACCCTGCGTACTTCCACGCGAAGGTCGTCAAGCGCGCCAGCAACGGCACGGAGACGACCATCGCGGCGGCGGGCAGCGCCGAGACGACACGAGCGAGTGCTGGCGATGGCATCCAGACGGCGACCGTCTCCATACCCGACACGACTCTAGGCGCGACCGATGCGCTCGTCGTGTACCTCTACGCCGCATGGAGTTCGGGCGGAACCGATGCCGTAGCGGCGTTCTCCACCGCGCAGAACCCCGGTAACCTCACCGCCGCGACATGGACGATTGCACGGTACTCAGAGACTACCAACGGCGACTATGACTCAACCCCGGCCTACGCCAATCTCTACTTCGGCTCCACCACCTACGAGACGAAGATCACCGGCATCAACGAGGCCGGCGGCGGCGCGTCTACGGTTCCGCTGTTCTTGCTTCATCCGCACATCATCGCGCAGGGAGTGAGGGTCAATGGCTAACCAGAGTACCCCCGTCAAGGGCGCGGTCTACGACCTGCCGTTCACGCTCTACAAGAGCGACGGCACAGTGGTCGCCAACCCCGGCACCTACACCAAGAAGGTGTGGAAGGACGGCGGCGCAGCGGCCGACATCTCCGGGTCCGTTACGGAAACGGACACGACCTACGGCCAATGTGTGGTGCAACTCTCCACGTCCGAAACGAACTGCGACTACTTGCAGTTCCACATCACCGACAACACGACCGGCACGGTGCCGTTCACGGGCAGCATCAAGTTCGCAGCCGCTGTTTCGATGCCGCAGACGGGTGATACCTACGCCATCGTCAACAGCGGCACCTACGGCAACAGTGCGCTCAAGACGCTCATGGACACCACGGGCGTCGTGCTCACGGCAACGGGCGTGACCGCCATTGTGACCGCGATCAACAACCTCGCCACCTATGGACTGGCGGCGCTCAATACGCTGCTCGTCACGACGGGCATCAAGGCCGCGAGCGTCCCCGCCGTAGTCGTCACCACCAACAACGACAAGACTGGGTACGCGCTTACGACCACACCACTCGACGCTGCTGGAGTCCGTACCGCTGTTGGACTGGCAAGCGCCAACCTCGACGCCCAACTAGCCGCGCTCCCCACAGATGCCGATGTGAACGCAGCGTGTGACACAGCGATCACGGATGCCGCCATCCCTGCCGCACTCGCCACCGCGCATGGAGCGGGACTGTGGGGAAGCGCCGCTACGGGCGACACGGTGCTCACACAAGCAAGCCAGGACGACGCAGACGCCGTCATCGGGAAGACGACCGCGAGCGCGATCGTCACCGCGTACCTGTCCACAGACACGCTGCGGGCCACGCCACTAAGGCGCGCGACTGCGGAGGTCGACGGTGACTGGACGCTGCCGGTATCCCCCAGCGCCACCTACACGCTGGTGTTCACCCGTGACGGCTACACCGAGACGACAAGGACGGTGACGACGTGACCGCCGAACTGACGCCGATCACGGCCACAGTCACGCTTGTGGTCAGCACAAACACGTACGTCACCCTCGCAGAGGCCGACGCGTACATGGCGCAGGTGCTCTACGCCGACGCGTGGACGGCCGCCGCGACCGATACGCGCAACCGCGCGCTCGTGACCGCGTGTCGCGACCTTGCGAAGGTCACGTACAAGCATCGCAAGACCGACCCGGACCAGACGCTCGACTTCCCGCGCGCCATCACGTCGTATCTCTACACGGACGACTGGCAGTTCGTCCACGCCACCTACGACGACACGATCATCCCGCAGGTCGTCAAGGACGCGCAATGCGACGAAGCCCTCGCGCTGCTCACGGGCGGAGGGAACGACAGAGTGTCGCTCCAAGCGCAGGGCGTGACCTCCATCACGCTCGGCAAGCTCACCGAGGTCTACGGCTCGTCGCGCACGGGCGGGCTCGTCTCACACGACGCATACGTGCGTCTGCTCCCGTGGATCGCGGGCGCCGTTCGTATCGCGAGGTTCCGGTGAGCATCTACGGACAGACCGCCACACTCCGCCGCGTCACGGGCGCGTTCGACGGCAATGGCACGCCCGTCTACGGCTCCTACACCACCATCCGCGTGCGCTGGGAAGAAGGCACCGCCCGCGTCGTGACTAGCGGCATGGAGAGCGTCGTAGCGCGCACGAGGGCGATGTTCACTGACACCGAGGTTGACGAGGGCGACGAAGTGACGTTCAAGAGCGTCATCTACCACGTCGCGGGCGTCACGACCGTACCCACACTCGACGGCACGGTCACGATGTGGGAGGCGGCGATGGAATGACGATGGAGTGGCACGGCGGGGAGCTGGTCGCCAGGGTCAACGCCGAGACGATCAAAGCACTCGCGGTAGCCGCGGAGATGGTGCTCGCGAAGTCGCAGGAGCAATGCCCGGTCGAAACCGACGCCATGCGATCCAGCGCGACCGTGAAGCCGCTCAACGGCGGCAAGACGCAGGAGCTGTCCTACGGTGGCGCTTCGGCGGCCTACGTTCACCGCCAGCACGAGGACCTGACGTACAACCACCCGGTAGGCAACGCGAAGTTCCTAGAGAACCCGCTCCGCGAGAACGCCGACAAGGTGCTCAAGTACCTCAACGATGCGACCGCACGCGGACTGAAAGGCGGGTGATGCCATGACGATGTGCTCAGACATGGCGGCGGCCCTCGTCACCGCGGGCGTCGGCACCATCGGGACGACCATCTTCTACGACGGGGTCGCGCCCGCTGCCGTCAGCACGTGCGCGAGCTTGAACCAGTACGCGGGCGATCCCCCGCTCTCGACGTTCGATGATCACTTCGCGGCGGAACGTCCGGGCTTGCAGGTCGTCACACGCTCGCTCGTCGCGGACACAGCCCTCGACCTCGCGTACAGCGTTATGCACGCGCTCGGCGCTCGGAACGACTGCGAGGCGCGAAGCCACCCGCAGTACCTCGGGCAGGACGGCACCGCTCGCCACATGTACGTCGTCAACTACAACACGTTCCTCGTCTAGACCCGCACGCGATAGGTACGGTCAATCGGGCACCCACGGGTGCCCTTTCCATTGGAGGCACGAATGACAATCACCGCAGGCTCGGCTTCGGATCTGTACGTCGGCGCGTCGCCGAGCAAGGTGCTCGGGCTCAACCAGGTCAAGTTCGCGGTTCACGGCAAGGAGATCGACATCACGGCGTTCGACTCCGCAAAGGAGACGTACATCGGCACGGGCATCATCGGCGCCGACGTGTCGGCCTCGGGCTTCTACGACAACGCGGACACCACCGGCCAGATCGCGTTGCGCAACGCTGTAGGCACGACCATCGCGTGCGAGGTCCGCTGGGGCGACACGACGCCCAAGGTCGCAGGCACGCTGCTCGTGCTCGGGTTCGACATGGACGCAGCGGTACAGGGCGGCGTCCCGATCTCGGTGTCCGGCAAGTTCACCGGCGCGTTCACGTTCTCGTAGGCCGCCACTCCAACCCCTCGGAAGGAGGGCTGACCATTGGGCATCTCCACGGGCCGCGTCGCAGGCATCTACATGGCGGCGGTCGGTACTCCGACCGCGTTCTCGGCCAAGGCCACGACCGCCAACACCGCCAAGACCGAGTTCACCATCACCGACGACACGATGCGCGCGTGGCCGCTCGATGCGGTCATCGAGGTCAAGTACAACGGCTCGGTTGTCACGACGGGCTTCGTGCTCCAGCGCGCCGGCGGCAAGGTCGTGTTCGCCACGACCCCGGGCAACAGCGCCGTCACCGTGTCGGGCACGTACTCGACCGTCACGGAGTGCGCCGGCATGTACGGCTGGAAGCGGACGTCCTCCTTCAAGGAGCAGGACGTCACCGACTTCACCGCCGGTACCGCGGGCTTCGAAGCGCACACGGCTGTCGGGCTCGAGCAGAACGCGCTCACGTGCCAGTCGTTCTGGCAGGACACCACGCTGCAAGACAGCGTTGGCGACCTGTTCTACGTCAAGTGCTTCATCTCGTCCGTCACGGGCGAGAGGTTTGAGGCGTGGGCGCTGCTCACCGGCGCTGACGCGGACGCAGGCATCGGCGCGGTCATCGAGTCGCCGCTCACGCTCGTCCCGACGGACGGTTTCTACTACTCGGCTTCGTAACCACGCAGGGGAGAGAACATGACGCTCAATGGCGTTGAAGTAGAGATCGGCGGGAAGACCTACACGCTCAGGTGGCAGGTGTCCTGCGTCCGCGAGTTCGAGACGCTGCACCCGACCATGAACGGCGCACCCGTCGCGTGGCAGACGAGCGCGTTCCAGTCCTCGCCGCTGTTCGCGCTCTGGCACATGTGCATCCGCAGCGGTGAACCCAAGATCACCGTGAGCGAGTCCGAGGCGCTTCTTCAGGCGTTCCTCGACGAGGGCCACAGCGTGGAGGATGCGCGCGACCTCATCGGCGAGGCGGGCGTTGCGGGCGGGTTCCTCTCCATCGTCGCGCCTGACGCTGAAGTCGAGGTCGAGGGTGAAGCGTCCCCTACGACGCCCGAGGATGGTACGACCGCTGCCTAGAGGTCGCGCTCGGCGTCCTCGGGCTTTCGCACGACGCTTTCCACGCGCTCACGCTCGGCGAGTTCCGCGAGTTGCAGGTCGGCTACAGCGCACGCACGCTCGCGGCTCGTCAGTCCGCCCTAGAGGCCGCGTTCTTCACCGCTGGGCTCACACGCGCGGACGACCTCAACGCGCAGTACAGCGCGTTTCGTGACGCCCTAGACCCCACGCCCGTACCGACCTACCGCGAGGAAGCCGTGACGTGCGGCTTGCACCCGCCAGAGGAGTAACCACATGGGCGCAGAAGCGGTCGTAGGTCGCATCGTCGGCATCCTCGACGTCAACGACACGAAGTTCACGTCGGGCATCAACAAGGCCAAGACGCAGTTCTCGGGGCTGCACGGCGACATGACCTCGAAGTCGAAGGCGATCACCGGCGCAATCTCTGGCATCGGTTCCGCGATGGTCGCGCTCGGCGCGGTCGCGTTCCTTAAGGGCGCGATCGACGAGGCGATCCGCGACGAGGTGCAGTTCGTCAAGCTCAAGACCGCCGTCCACGCCGCGGGGCTGGAGTGGGGCGTCTACGCCGCCCGCATGGAAGAGGCGGGCAAGGCGGGCATCCTGCTCGGCTACTCCGACGACACCACCACCGAATCGCTCGCCAAGCTCACGACTGCCACCGGTAGCGCGGAGACGGCGCTGCGAGACATCGCGCTCGCGCAAGACCTCGCCCGCGCGACAGGCATGGACCTCGTAGCCGCGTCCTCGCTCATCGCCAAGGTCGAGGGTGGGCGTATCGGCGTCGCGGCTCGCGTGCTGACGTTCCTCAAGACGACCATGACGACCGAACAGGCCCTCTCCGCGATCCGTGAGCGCACGGCGGGTCAAGCCGAGGCGTTCGCCAACACCGCCGCAGGCGCTTCCGCGCGTCAGGCCGCGTCCTACGAGCTGCTGCAAAAGACCATCGGCGAGCGACTGTTGCCCGCGTTCACGGGCATTACCGACGCCGCTACCGCCGTGATCGTCGCGTTCGGCAACGCGGACAAGGCGACGCAGACGTTTGCGATCACGCTCGCGGGACTCGGCGTTATCGCGACGAAGCTCGGCGGGCTGCCCGGCTTCATCATCTCCATCGGCGCGGCGGTCAACTACACCGCCGACACGATGATCACGCAGGGCGCGGCGGGATTCGGCTCATACGTCCAGGGCATGCTCGGAACGCGTGACGCGTCAGAAGGACTCGTGCGCTCCATCATCCAAGCCGTTCCTGCAACGCGCTCGCTTTACGAGATGTCGCTAGGCGCGGGAACTGTGCAGCGCATCATGGGTGATGCCATCGGCGGCTCCGCTGGCAAGGCAGGGACGCTGGCGGACGTCATGTCCATCCTTGCGACCACCACGGGAGAAGCCGCCGCAGAGACGCGCGGCTACACCGACGCGCTCATCTACCAGCTCAACAACCTCACGCTGACGCAGACCGCCGAGCAGACGGCGCTCACCGACAAGATCGCCGTGAAGTCCGCGACGAAGGCACTCGCCGATGCCGTGAAGACGTACGGCAAGAACTCCAACGAGGCGCGTCTCGCGCAGCTCAACCTCACTGCCGCGCAGAACAAGTCGAAAGACTCCGCGCAGGTGTCGAAGGATGCGGCTCTAGAGGCTGGGGCGGCGGCTCGTATCGCCGCTGCCGCGTACGACAAGCTGAAGACCGCGGTCGCTAGT